ACAGCATTGCTATGCTTGCTAGACAGATGGGTAAGAGTACAGCGGCGGCTGGATATCTGTTATGGTACGCAATGTTTAATCCAGATCAAACTATCTTAATTGCGGCACACAAATACAGTGGCGCACAGGAGATTATGCAGCGTATACGTTTTGCCTATGAAACTCTGCCTGACTTTATTCGTGCTGGCGTTACAGCATACAACAAAGGTAGTTTAGAGTTTGACAATGGTAGCCGTATTGTAGCACAAGCAACGACAGAAAACACCGGACGTGGTTTGAGTATTTCACTAGCATACTTGGACGAGTTTGCGTTTGTTAGACCCTCGATTGCTCGTGAGTTTTGGACATCACTTTCACCTACATTAGCAACTGGTGGTAAATGTATCATTACCAGCACTCCTAACCAGGATGACGATCAGTTCGCACAAATTTGGAAAGAAAGTCTTAAAAATTTAGACGAGTATGGCAATGAACAAAAAGTTGGACGTAATGGATTTGCCAATTATCTAGCAGATTGGAAGGCTCATCCAGATAGAGATAGAGAGTGGGCTGCTGTAGAAGAAGGTAAAATAGGTGAAGAACGATTCAGACGAGAACATAACTGTGAGTTCATTGCTTATGATGAAACTTTAATTGATAGTTTAAAACTTATACTACTACAAGGTAAAGATCCCTGGGCAAAACAAGGACAGGTGCGTTGGTTTAAGCCTGTTGAAAAAGACAAACTTTATATGGTAGGTTTAGATCCTAGTTTAGGTACAGGCGGAGACAACGCCGCTATACAAGTTTATGAACTACCAGGGTTAAAACAAGTAGCAGAATGGCAACACAACAAAACACCTATTCAACAACAAATGCGTATCTTACAGCAGATTATTAAGTATCTACAGGACGAAGGCGTTCCTGAAGAAAGCATATACTACAGTTTAGAGAATAATACACTGGGAGAAGCCGCACTGGTTATGCTAGAAGAAATGGGTGAAGAAAATATTGGCGGTACTATGATAACTGAAAGTAGACGTCGCGGTCCTGGTAGAATTAGAAAAGGATTTACAACTACACACAAGAGTAAATTAGCCGCTTGTGCTAAACTTAAACAATGGGTGGAAACAGATAGAATTGAAATAGCAAGTAAAAACTTGCTCAGAGAACTAAAAACGTTTGTTGCCAGAGGACAAAGTTATGCCGCAAAAGAAGGTGAAACAGACGACTTAGTTATGGCTCTGCTATTAGTAGTTAGAATGACTCAGGAAGTAACCAAGTATGAGGACAGTGTTTTTGATTTCTTACAAGGAGAAGTTGAAGATGATGATTACGAAGAGCCTATGCCAATGAGCTTTTTATAACGCTTTGGCATAAATACAGTATAGGAGTACACAATAGTATGAATGAATTAGCAGAAGAGTTGTTTAATATTTTAAAAGGCGCCAATTACAAATTGCGTCTATTTACTGCTGAAGGTATCAAAACACTACAGCCAGAAGAAGCAACTCGTTTTTATGCTTACGATCAAGACTTGATGGTAACACTGAGAAAAGAAGATGCTAAGACAGAGATATTGGTACAAGCAGGCCAGGAGTATGATATTCCTGGTAACAGAAGACTACTAGACAGTATTAAGTCAGTAGCCCATAAGAATTTAGGTGAGTATACAGTGAGAAAGTTCGATAAAAAAATTGCGCCAAAGGACTTCGCACACCAGAGTGTCGTACAAGAAGGCTTCAGCAAACCATTTGGTAGCATTAAAACAAGTTACATTAAAATGCCTGAAGCCAGATTAATTATTAAGCACACAAAGGGTGTGAATGAAGAAGTACGTGGCGCTCGTAGTAGAAACATTCACGCACTGTTTATTGAAAACTCACAAGGTGAAAAATTTAGGTTCCCACATAGATATATGTCGGGTGCTAAAGCGATGGCGATGCACGTCAACGAAGGAGGCACACCATACGATGCTACAGGCGAAGCAATCTTAGCAATGTGTGAAGAGATCTCCGCTCTTAATAAGTTTTTAAAACATGTTAAGGGAAATAATCTCATGAATGAAACAAATGGTGATATTGTTGAAGCAGTAAGTGATAAACTTAACGGCTACAAAAACACCATCAATAGTTTGTCAACAGTAAGGGGTTATAACAGTTTTCAAGTTCAAGAGAATAATGAAGATACTAAAAATAATGTTGACATTACCGAAAAGTTTTTGTACAATACAGTAACTACTGAGGAAATGAAAAACATCTTCTCAAAAGTAGGCTCTATTGTCGCTGAAAGGAACGAGAGGGATAGTAGTGAAAAATCCGCAATTAAAGGTTTATACGATTGTATTCTAAACAACACACATGGTATTACCATAATGGAAAACGATCCAGAGCATCCTGCGTTTTTACAGAACGTAAGCGAGGAAGCACGTTTAGCGGCCACTCTATCCTATCTCGCCAATTTAAGTGAGAACGAGGATACGGTAAAGCATCTTACTGGACTAAGTGAGATGATAAATAACGGCATGCTACCAAACAACCGTGCTATGGTTGAAAAAATGGTAACATACTTGGAAAGTGTAGACAACGAACAAGGTGAAACTAGTTCAGTTGCTCTAGACGAAGATATTATGCTAGAACTTCGTAAAAGAATTTCTTAATAATATCAAAGACTTAGGCAAAAAAGTGCTTGACAGTAGGCACTATAATATGTATACTGTATAGGCTAACAAAGGCAAAGTGTACTTGAGTACACAACTTAAAAACTAATATAGGCTAATATAGGAGAAACATTATGGCATCATTAGCAGAAATCAGAGCAAAACTGCTCGAACAAGAAAATCGTTCTACTACTAGAACATCCTCAGGCGGCGACAACGCAATTTTCCCACATTGGAATATCCCAGAAGGTTCATCAGCAACCTTACGTTTCCTACCAGACTCAGATGAAAATAACACGTTCTTTTGGAAAGAGCGTCAAATGATTCGTCTCGAATTTCCTGGTGTTAAAGGTGGAGACGAACACAAATCCGTAACGGTCCAGGTTCCATGTGTTGAAATGTGGGGCGATAGTTGCCCAATTCACGCAGAAATCCGTCCTTGGTTTAAAGATCCAAGCATGGAAGATATTGCTCGTAAGTATTGGAAGAAGCGTTCTTACGTCTTCCAAGGCTTTGTAACAAACAGCGAACTACAGGAAGATACTGTTCCTGAAAATCCAATTCGTAGGTTTGTTATTAGCCCACAGATCTTTAAGATCATTAGTCAGGCACTTATGGATCCTGACTTCCCAGAAATCCCAACAGACTATGAAGCAGGTACAGATTTCCGTATTGTGAAATCTACTAAAGGTCAGTATGCTGACTATAGTACTAGTAATTGGGCTCGTAGAGAGCGTTCGCTAGATCAAACTGAACGTGATGCTATTGCGGCTAACGGTCTGTTTAACTTGAATGACTTCTTGCCCAAGAAGCCAAGTGCTGAAGAGTTGGGAATTATCTTCGAAATGTTTGAAGCAAGTGTAGATGGTCAGTTGTATGATCCAGCACGTTTTGGTGATTACTATCGTCCGTATGGTGTAGATGCTCCTAGCAGTTCAGGTACTGCTACTACAGCACCTGCTCCAGCACCTCAACCTGCTCCAGTAGCGGCAACACCTGCTCCAGCACCTCAACCTGCTCCAGAAGCGGCGGCACCAGCACCAGTGGCTGAGACAGTAGCGGCACCAGCAGGCGGCGAAGAAAAAGCAAGTGCCCAGGACATTCTAGCAATGATCCGTCAACGTAAAGAATCTTAAGGAGAAAAGAAAATGAAACTATCTAAACTCGCAAAAATTAATGAGTCATACACTATCTATCGTTACGACAATGGATTCCGTTTTGAAGCAAGTGGTCGTGATGCTGAGAATGAGTGGAAGAACGTTAATTTAATTCTCAACAGCGAAGCAGAACTTCTTGAAGTTATTCAGGAAGCAAACGCAATGGAAAAGGATGACTAAACATGGCTAGACCTTTTGATGTAAGCAAGTTCCGCAAAAGCATCACAAAGGCAGTACCAGGTTTAAGTGTAGGCTTTAATGATCCAGATACTTGGATCAGCACAGGTAACTACACACTAAACAAACTTATCAGTGGGGACTTCCATCGCGGAGTCCCCCTCGGTAAGGTAACGGTACTTGCTGGTGAAAGTGGTGCGGGTAAATCCTACATTGCGGCAGGTAACATTGTAAAGAACGCACAAGATCAGGGTATATTTGTTGTTCTTATTGACAGTGAAAACGCACTAGACGAAAAGTGGCTACATGCCCTTGAAGTAGATACTAGTGACGAAAAACTACTAAAACTCAATCTAGCAATGATTGATGATGTCGCTAAAGTAGTAAGCGATTTTATGAAAGATTACAAATCAGAATATGCTGATAAGGATCATGAAGACCGTCCTAAGGTATTGTTTGTAATTGATAGTTTAGGTATGTTGTTAACACCTACTGACGTTGATCAGTTTAACAAGGGTGATATGAAAGGTGATATGGGTCGTAAGCCTAAAGCACTAACTGCCTTAGTTAGAAATACTGTTAATATGTTTGGTGAATACAATGTAGGCATGGTATGTACTAACCATACATACGCATCGCAAGATATGTTTGACCCAGATGATAAGATCTCAGGCGGACAAGGCTTTATCTATGCGAGTAGTATTGTTATTGCTATGCGTAAACTTAAACTTAAAGTAGACGCAGATGGAAACAAAACAAGTGATGTGCATGGTATTCGTGCCGCTTGTAAGGTAATGAAAACTCGTTACGCAAAACCTTTTGAGAGTGTACAAGTTGAAATTCCTTATGAAACAGGTATGAGCCCACATAGTGGACTTGTTGAGTTTTTTGAAGCAAAAGGTGTCCTTAAAAAGACAGGTAATAGACTGGAATATGTGAGCCCTGTAACCGGCGAAGTGGTAACACAATTCCGTAAAGCCTGGGCAAATAACGAAGAAGGATCCTTGGATAAGATTATGGCAGAGTTTGATGAACTGCCAGAAGAAGTAAAAGATAACCCAGGTGAAGAAGTTATCGATGTGATTCCAGAAGAAGAGGCGACAGATGGACTTGAGTGATGGTGATATGGAATTCTTGTTACAGTTGTACGATACTGCGAAAACTCATATTAGCGAAAAAGCACGACAAACATTCGCTAATGATTTTGTTTTTAGGCTGGAAGACTATGGCATTGATGTTCACAAAAACGCCAAAGAGATTGGAGAGCATGATGAGTATCTTGACAATGCGGTTACCGAAGTCATTGAACTGGACGAAGATTACGAAAGTGATGAAGAACTTTGGTTGGATGAAGATGATGAAATGTGGGACGAATAACGAGTATCGTTTAGCATGAGCAAATGGTATAGAAAAGTTACGTCTGATATGAGTGAGATTGTTGGAGCAATCTCACATTTTGAGACAGAGATTGAGCAAGCACGATTGGAGTGTGGAATGAAAGGTAATCTCGAACGACAGAGCCGTGACATGCCAGGTATCGTCGAGCACCGTTTTAACCAACTCCAAGAAGTGGAAGCGATCTTAGAGTACTTGAATACTGAAATGCGAAAGATTCGTAGTAAGATATTTCGCAAGTATTTAGAAAGTTATAACAGAGCACTCAGCAGTCGTGATGCTGAAAAATTCGTTGATGGGGAAGAAGACGTTGTATCTCTTCAATACCTCATCAACGATTTCTCTCTAGTCCGTAATAGATTCATTGGTGTAATTAAAGCACTTGAAGCAAAACAGTTCCAAATTAACAATATTGTAAAACTTCGCGCCGCAGGTTTAGAAGACATTACACTGTAAAAAAGTTGTTGACAAACACAGTGATTGTGTTATCATGAGTATAGTTAGGAAAAGAACTAAAGGACAACATGATGAAAAAGAAGGTTCAAACGTTTGACGGAACACCAGTTGATGCCCTTGGTTATGCTATTATGGCATATCAAGCACAGGGTTTTATCCGTAGTGGTGAAGGTTATTCCAAGTATGATGACGACGGCAACTATGTTTCTACAGTACAAGATAATAAAACTGTAGTAATGAAAAGCCTTCTTGACCAGGAAACAATTCCTGAAGATATCAAGTCTGAGGCTGTTGAGATTATGGACAAGTTTAATGGTAAGTTCATGATTAAGAAACTCACTGGTGGACTCAGCAGTTTTGAGAACAGTGTAGCAAAGGCATTTGCTGATTCTGAACTTTCCAAGTTTAACATTGCTGTAATTGCTAGTATTCCACATATGAATGAAGTAGATAAAAAGCGAGCAAGTGTTGAAGCTCGTATTGAGTCTGTTCGTTTTGATAGCGAATACTTTGGTGAGGTTCGTAGTCGCTACGATATCAATGTTGAAGTTGTAGATGTTAAGTTTATTCAGAGCAGTGGCGTATATATGATTACTACACTGTATAATAATCGTGACATTATTAAGTTTTGGTGGAGAGACCAGCCTGACATTAGCGATATTATTGATGGAAAGGTCATTAGTATTCGTGGTACTGTCAACAAACACGAGAAAAGCAAGTATACTAAAGCAAAAGAAACTATGATGAATCGTGTAAAAATAATGGAAAAAAAGTAAAGAAAGGTATTGACACCAATACATTTTGGTGCTATACTGCAAGAACAATGGGAAAACAAGTAACAGGAGTTACACATGTCACAAGTAGCATTTAAGACCGCCCGCAAAGGTCGTAAAACAAAAGCGGAACCAATCCTAGAAGTTGTGAATACTCCAGAAGTAGAATCAACTGAAACAGATGAACAGATTGTAGAACGCCTACGAGAGCGTTTCGAAATACTTAACGATATGACACAGATGTCAATTGACGGTGTTGTGCGAGGTATGGTTGTTACGGGACCTCCAGGTGTTGGTAAGAGCTTTGGTGTCGAAGCAGTACTAGAAAAGAATAGTCTGTTTGACAAACTAGCAGGTAAGCGTCTTCGTTTTGGCATTGAAAAAGGTGCCGCCAGTGCTATCGGTTTGTACAAACTGTTGTACAACTATGCTGATCCTGGTAACGTACTAGTGCTAGATGACTGTGATACAGTATTGTATGACGAGACATCACTTAACCTGCTTAAAGCGGCACTTGATAGTAGTAAGAAGCGTCGTTTGTCATGGAACACTGATAGTGCGCTGTTGCGTCGTGAAGGTATTCCAGACAGTTTTGAGTTTAAGGGTAGTGTAATTTTTATTACTAACCTACGTTTTGATAAGGTCCGTGGCAAGATTAAGGATCACTTGGATGCGATTATGTCACGTTGTCACTATTTAGACCTTACAATGGATACTGCTCGTGAAAAACTGCTACGGGTCAAGCAGATTGTAGGTGATGGTATGCTTGAAGATTACAAGTTTACCAAAGCAGAGCAGGACGAGATCGTAGACTTCATGATTGATAATCAAGAACGTCTGCGTGAGGTAAGTTTGCGTATGTGTACCAAGATCGCAGACTTGCGTCAAAGTCAGTCAGATCGCTGGATGCGGATGGCTGAAGTGACATGTATGTTGCGTAAGTGACATACTCCTTTCCCCCCCACTGGCCCGGTGTAACAACCGGGCCTTTTTTATTAAATATCTTGACAAATCAAAGGGTTAGCGTTATTATATAGTATGGCTTGTAAAATTATATTAAAGGACGAAGTAAACTGTAAGATAGAAGGGCTTGATCTCGAAACAAGAAAAAAGTTAGAGAAAGAGCTCAAATTCTTCATGCCCTATGCCTATCATGTTCCAGCATACAAACTAGGACGTTGGGATGGTTGCGTGAGCTTTTTTACTATCGGAGGTGTTACATACACTAACTTACTGGACAGGTTGTTGCCACTGATTATTGCTGATGGCTATCAGGTTGAAGTAGAGGACTTACGAGCCAATTATAAATTTGAGTTTGACGATGTCGACGAAACCAGTTTCCAACATGTAACTTGGCCCAAGGGTCATCCTGCTGAAGGAGATCCCATTACATTGCGAGACTATCAAGTTGACATCGTCAATAAATTTTTAAGCACACCACATTGTTTACAGGAGATTGCTACAGGCGCTGGTAAAACACTTATTACAGCCGCTCTTAGTAGTAAGGTAGAAGCACACGGGCGTAGTATTGTTATTGTGCCCAACAAGGACCTTGTAAGACAAACTTATGATGACTATGTAAACATGGGTTTAGATGTTGGTGTGTATTATGGGGATAAAAAAGATATTGGAAAAACACATACTATTTGTACTTGGCAAAGCCTAAATAGTATTAAGAAACAATTCCGTGAAGCAAAAAGTGATATGAGTTTAACGGAGTTTGTAGAAGATGTAGTTTGCGTAATAGTAGACGAAGTACATCAGGCAAAAGCAGATGTACTCAAAGAACTATTAACAAAGGACTTTGCTCATATACCTCTTCGTTGGGGGCTAACAGGAACTATTCCAAAAGCAGATCATGAGCAAGTTTCATTAAAGGCATGTTTAGGAGAAGTTGTACATAAACTAGCCGCAAGTGAACTACAGGAGGCAGGCGTATTAAGTAACTGCCATGTGAATATTGTTCAACTTGACGATACTGTTGAGTACAACAATTACCAGAGTGAATTGACATATTTGACAAGCGACAAAAAGCGCATAGAATATATCAGCAAGTTGATTGAGAGTATTAGTGAAAGTGGAAATACACTGATACTTGTTGACAGAATTAAAGCAGGAAACATGATTGTTGATAATGTTCCTGGTGCTAGTTTTGTCAGCGGTAGTATGAAGACGACAGTAAGGAAAGATCATTATGATGAAATCAACACAGAAGACCACAGAGTGTTGGTGGCAACGTATGGCGTGGCGGCTGTCGGGATTAATATACCTCGCATTTTTAACCTTGTACTTCTTGAGCCAGGTAAGTCTTTTGTTCGTGTCATCCAGTCTATTGGGCGTGGTGTTCGTAAAGCACAAGATAAAGACTTTGTTCAAATCTGGGACTTAACAAGCACAGCCAAATTCTCAAAACGACATTTGAGAGAACGAAAGAACTTCTATAAAGAAGCCAATTATCCATTTTCCATAGAAAAAGTAAAATACAAATGAAAATTTTAACAGTTGAAAACCAAACATATGAACTGGACGAAATTCCAGATCAAGTAGAAGATCTAAGATATGGCGTATTAGATTACAGTAATCCTAAAAATGTGGACTACTATTTTATTCCGCTAGTATTTCTAGAAAGTTTCTACAGCCCAGCCGCCGTTATCCAAATAGGAAACAATACAGTAAATGTACCTCTTGATTGGAGTATGGTTATCTGTGATCCAGAAGTAGGAGATCCAGAAGTGGTAAGTCTAATGAGTCTAAATGACAGAGGATTTGCCGCATTTTGTTTTAATCCTATTACAGGATATACACCTAAATATCTTGACATTCAGATGACTAACATTTATACTGATGTTAAATGGTATGCTCCAAAATTAAAGTTTGGGCATCTATTAGTTGTACCATTAACTGATGGTGACAATCCTGATTGTGCGTTGTTTGTTAAAGAAGCAAACAAAATTCCAGAAGTACTAGACATTAATGAAATTTGGTAATGGCAGATCTTAGTATTAAAAGTGAAATGGCGGCTATTGACACCAAGAACAGAACTTGGTGGAGTACACTAACGGAAGAAGAAAAAAAGAAAGTTGGCATCTGGGTACTAATGCGGTACACCAGTAATGTTAAGCACGACATCAAAGACATTGAAGAACACTATTTGTTGTATACAAATGAACTTGTCAATGTACACTTTAACACACTACGGCACCATCCAGAATTACAGTTCAAATTACTCCAGGCGTTGGGATTGGGGAAAAGCATGTGGCATCCTTGGATTGCTCCTGGTAAAAAAGGAACTGAAACTAAACTGTATAAATTTTTTAAAGAACACTACAAAGAATACAATGACGATGAATTGGAAATATTCCTAAACCAATACAGTAAGGCAGAAATCAAAGAATTGCTACAAGAGTTTGGATTAGAGGACAAGCAGATAAAAGAACTAACCAAATAATGTTTACATGTGAGTATTGTAACAAGAGTTTTAAACGAGAAAGCACTCTTGCGGTTCATGCCTGTGAGCCCAAGCGCAGACACTTACAACAAAACCAAAAGCATGTACAAATGGGTTTTAGAGCCTATCAGTTATTTTACAAAATAGGAAGTAATAGCAAAAAACAAAAGACTTATACTGACTTTGCTGGCAGTCAGTACTATACTGCTTTTGTTAAGTTTGGTAATTACTGTACAGATTTAAAAGTAGATGATGTTCCAAGTTTTACTACATGGCTACTTAAAAATAACAAGCCGCTTGATCGTTGGGCAAAAGACAGTAACTTTAACGAGTGGATCAAGGAAAGATTGCGTACTGAAAGTGCTGATAGAGCAGTAGAAAGAACTGTTCTATTTCTACAAGAATGGGGCGAGAATAATGAAAACGACTGGAACGCATATTTTGAAGCAGTGCCAACTAACCTAGCAGTATTTCACATCTGTGCTGGAAAGATTAGTCCTTGGGTATTGTATGCCAGTAATAGGGCTCAGGGATTGTTAGAACGACTAAATGAAGAACAAATTAAAATGGTTTTAGAATACATTGATCCACATGTATGGCAGATAAGAATTAAGCGAAAACAAACAGATTTTGATTGGGTTAAACAACTACTAGCAAAGGCAGACTTAGCATGAACAAATTCATTTTTGACGTAGACGGAACACTAACACCAAGTAGAGGTATAATTGATCCTAATTTTGCTGGTTGGTTTCTAGAGTTTGCTCAAAATAATCTAGTGTATCTAGTTACTGGTAGTGATTACCCTAAAACAGTAGAGCAACTGGGTGAGCCTATTTGTAATGCGGTTACGACAATTTATAACTGTAGCGGCAATGACGTATACAAACAAGGCCAAAACATTAAAACCAACGACTGGAAAATGAACGAACAGCAACAGGAGTGGTTAAGTTCTGAACTAGCTCAAAGCGAGTTTCCATTGCGTACAGGATTACACTTTGAACATAGACCAGGCACTGTAAATTTTAGCATTGTTGGACGTAATGCTAATAGTGATGAACGAGCAGAGTATATTAAATGGGATCAGAAAACAAAAGAGCGAGCTCGGATAGCAAGAAATTTCACTAGACTATTTCCAGAACTTACAGCAAGTGTAGGTGGAGAAACGGGCATTGATATCTATCCTACTGGAATGGACAAAGCACAAATTATTCAAGACTTCAATCAAAAAACAGATACACTTTACTTTTTTGGTGATAAAATAGTTAAACACGGTAATGATTTTTCACTTGCGAGTCTTATTGAACACAGTTATAATGTTAAAGACTGGCAAGATACATATAATAGATTGTTGCTAATGAAAGTAATGGGACTTATACTATGATAGTTAATACTGATATTGATATTGACGTTGCTGACAGAAGAAGTTTACTTAAACTAATTAAAAATGTACCAGCATTGATTGAACGAGATGGCAAAAAGGTTAAGCATAATACTGGTGTATACTTCCATGATATACCTAGCGATCCGTTTTCAGGGTTAAGCACAATAGATTATCAAAAAGCAGAAGAACTTGGATACTTTAAAATTGATGTACTTAATGTAAATGTATATAAAGACATCAAAGACAAAGCACAATTAGATGAACTGTTAAACACAGAGCCAATGTGGGAATTACTTGAATATGAAGAAGTAGTGAGCCAACTATTCCATATTCATAGTCATTACGACATTGTCAAAAGAATGAAGCCGCAGACTGTTGAACAACTTGCGGCTGTACTGGCGATTATTCGCCCTGCTAAAAGATATTTAATTGGAAAGGATTGGAATACTGTATTTGCTAGTGTATGGGAAAAGCCTAGTGACAATGGGTATTATTTTAAAAAAGCTCATGCGATTAGTTATGCCACAGCAATCGTATTACAACTAAATTTATTGTCTAAAGGTTTTTCTTTACAAGATTAATACTACGGCGTTTAATACGTTTAGTTATACTATTGCTCAGTCTAACTTCTGGACCAGCAATAATTTCCATTTGTTTAACACTAAAACTCTGGCAACAATGTTGGAATGGAAATCTATTTAACAAAGCAATGTTAATGGGCAAACGTCGATTAGTTTCCCACCACCATTCCTCTCCTAATTGTAAGAACAGTGCTTTCTCTTCCGTGCCACGGAGTCTATCATATACATACATACTGGCTATCTGTGTATCGACATTTTGTACAATGCCGATATATTCATTGCCAGCATAACTTATGACAGTTAAAAAAGGGTACTGTTCAAGTAAATCTTGATATATTGAGTGCATCTTAAATCTATTTAGCCTTAAAAAAATCAACTGGTTTTGGATAAATACTTTGTAGACAGGATACAACAGAATGAACAATAATAGTACAGGTTACAATATCAGCCAAACTGGAGACCTTTATACTTTACAAAGTAGTAGTGTTTCTGCTGGAACATTACCTTATAACAGTACAAGAGGCACAACTGTAAATGCTCCTCTCAATTATCGCAAACAAATGGCATTCAAAGGTTTGGACAATGAGTTTTTCTTCTTTATCAAAAACCAAGATCGTAAACCAATTATGTTAAACGGACTAACAATCAATGCTAGCGTAGTTAACAGAGAAAACAGTACCACTATTGTTCGTAAAAGTTGCCAAATCCTAGATGAAGAAATTGGACACTGTAAACTGGTAATCACCAGTGGTGAACTAAGCAATGCCGATTCAGGTTTATATGACCTCATACTTACTTATACAAATAATCAGGGCTTGGTTTTACCACTGTATACAGACATGAATATGCGTCCAAATTTTGCTCTTGAAGTAAGTGAGCAAGCACACACTATTCCACTAACAAGTGAAACAGCAGACACTTGGTTAGCACAATCAGGATACTATTATAGCGGCAAGTTATATGGTCCTTCTTACTACAAAAAGCCTAACGGCCTTATCACTATTGCTGTATATGCTACAGGGTACACTGGAAAATTTTATGTACAGGGTACTACCAGTGATTATCCAGACGAAAGTGATTGGTTTGACGTTGAACTAGGCGTAGCAAGCGCCTTTCATCAATACACATCCTTTACTGGCGTAGATCCATTTAGTTGGAAAAGCAACTTAAAATACATGAGAATAAAATGGGAAGCAACAGGCACAGGAACAGTTGACAAAGTAGTAACTAGGCTGTAATATGCAAGTATGGCTTTAATTACTGACTTTGTTAAAACAATTCTACCTGTAAACTGGAAATCTAGTCCAAGTGGCTGGACTTCTGGCAACTGCCCTATGTGTATCACTAACGGGCAAAGTAGACCAGACAGCAAAGGCAGAGGTGGCTTTCATTTTGAAGATGACAAGTTTCAGTACAACTGTTTTAATTGTGGCTATAAAACTGGTTGGAGTCCTGGCAAAAGACTCAGCGGTAGAGTTAAAAGACTACTGGTACAATTTGGTGCTGATGAAAGTGATGTACAGCGACTACAACTTGAACTGCTTAAAGAAGAAGATGTAGCAACTATACTTGCTAGACAAGCAAAACGCAACGCACCTGTTATTATTGATTGGGATGAATATCAACTTCCAGAAGGCGCACAAAGCATTTGTGATTATCGCGGAGAATCAACACCAGAGTTTATAAAAGCAGTTGAGTATTTGTATGAGCGTGGATTTGATCCAATGGATCCACGTTTTATGTACAGTCCAGCGAGCGCACCTGGTAGGATGAAGAACAGATTTATTGTACCGTTCACGTATAAGGACAAGGTAGTTGGTTATACTGCTCGCTGGATTGGCAAACCACCAGAAGGTATGCCCAAGTATTTTAACCAACAGCCTAAAAATAATTTTGTGTATGGTTTGGATAGGCAAACACCAG